CTTTCCCAATACCATAAGGAAATTGAAATGGGAAGTTATGCAAAAGTAATTGATGGTAAGGTTGTTAATGTTATTGCCGCTACAAAAGATTTCATAGATAACTATGATGATGGTTTGGGGGGTGAGTGGATTAAAACGTCTTACAATACGTTTGGTGGAAAACATTACGATCCTAAAACTGGATTAGAAGATGATAAACCAGCAATAAGATATAATTATGCTGGAAAAGATTATACTTATGATTCAGTAAAGGATGCGTTTATACCTCCGAAACCATATCCAAGTTTTGTATTAAACGAAACAATTATGAGGTATGAACCTCCAATTCCATATCCACAAGGATTGCCAGGAGGGCCTACTAGATTTATTTGGGATGAAGATCATTATCAAGAACATGGTGAGTGGTTTGATCGCTGGGATACATCCGATTCTCATTCACAATATAATCCAGATTCAAAATATTATTTGGAAGATTTACCTAAGTATGAAGATGAAGATTATCCATTTGATGATAAAGGATGGAGATGGTAATTTATGAAAAGTGGAACTGAGGTAAGACAAGCACAACGTACTCAAGCAGAAAAAGAAAAGAGTATGACATGGCAGGAAATTCGTGATGACTCCATTAGTAAATTTAGAGATATCACCGAAGCAGTAGGAAGTGGTTTTATAGAAAAAGAAATACAAGCAGAAAGATATGCAATTTGTGAATCTTGTTCGCATTTTAAAAAACTAACAAGACAATGTAAAGTATGTGCTTGTTTTATGCCTGCAAAAACATTGTTTAACAAATCAAAATGTCCTAAAAGTTATTGGAATAAATAAAAAAGGTAAAATCTTATGGCTAAACAAGTAAAAAGACGAAGGGGTACTACCGCTGAACATAGTGCGTTCACAGGGGCTCCAGGCGAGATAACTGTTGATACCACAGCTAATACAGTCGTGGTACATGACGGAATCTTGGCTGGGGGTTATCCATTAGGAAAAGCGGATGCATCTAACATTAATCTTTCAAATCAGATTAATGTTAATGAGTTAGCTACAAGTGATGGAAATGCTGGAGATGTTTTAACTACAGATGGTACTGGGAATGTTTCATTTACAGCTCCAGGCGGTATTAGTCCGAACTCGGTTGGTGTAACAGAACTTAATCTTTCAGACGGTCTTGCTGGAACATTTTTAAGGACAGATGGTGCTGGTACTATTACGTTTGGAGCGCCAAGTATTGGTATTGATGAATTGGAGTGTGTTGACGGCACAGACGGTCAAGTAATAACTACAGATGGAAATGGTACTATAGCATTTGAAACAGTATCTAGACTTGAAACTAATTCAGTTGGTATAGCAGAACTTGATGTTTCAGATGGTAGCAGTGGCCAGGTTCTTTCTACTAATGGAGCTGGTGGATTATCATTCGTTAATCAAACAGGTGGCGGAGGCGGAGGCGGAGGCTCTTCTACTTTTGTTGAAAATACTTTTACTGGTAATGGTTCAACTACAACATTTACTTTGAGTACAGCTGCACCTTATGAAGAATCTCTTTTAGTTTATCTTGATGGTGTTTCTCAACCAACTACTGCTTATACATTACCAACAACAACTAGTATTACATTTTCTTCTGCTCCCCCTAATAATTGTGCAATAAAAGTATTGCATTTAGGAATCGCAAGTAATGTTGCTTCTAATTCTATTGGTGTAACAGAACTTAATCTTTCAGATGGTTCTGCTGATATGGTATTGACAACGAATGGTGCTGGTACTATTTCTTTTTCTCATGTTACATCAGCGATGATTGGAAGTGGTACAATTATAGCACAGGATATTGCTACTAATGCTGTTAATGGAACACATATTGCTATGGGTTCTGATGCTGCTGGTGATATGCTATATTACAATGGAACGGATTATGTTAGACTTGGAGTTGGAAGTGCTGGACAAACTTTAACCGTAAATTCTGGTGGTACTGCTCCCGAATGGGCAGCTGGTGGCGGTGGGGGTAGTTTTTCAACTGGAATGATTATGATGTGGAGTGGTTCAGTTGCTTCTATACCTAGTGGATGGGTTTTATGTGATGGTAATAATAGTACGCCAGATTTAAGAGATAAATTTGTTATCGGTGCTGGTAGTACTTATAACCCATCAGATACAGGTGGTTCTACAAGTACTGGCGCTCATACATTGACAGTTGCGGAAATGCCTTCTCATAATCATACTTTTAGTTATAATGCTCCACATCAAAATACTCCAGCTTCCTCGCAGACTCTTGCTAATAATATTGGTTGGCCAGGAACTGTAAATGCAACAACAGGTAATGTTGGTGGTGATGGATCACATAGTCATACTGGTACATTACCGCCTTACTACTCATTAGCGTTTATAATGAAAACATAGGAGATTGTAAATGAAATATTGTACAGAAAAAACTACTGGGAAATTTATTTGTATGCATGAAACAGAGGAAGGTATTAATGCTTATCTTGCTGCTTTGGGTGGACAATGGGATACTAATAATATTTTGATAGAGGATATAGATCAACAAGAATTTAATATGAGATTGAATGCTGGTGTACCTTATAACTCGCATATTGCAGATAGTGTTAGTTATGAAGTAAAAAGAAAAAGAGAGTATCCAAGTATTATGGAGTTAGTTGTTGCTCTTGCAGAAAAAGAAGAAGGAAACTCTGTAGCGTGGGATGAACTTTCTGCAAAAAGAACTGAAATAAAAAATAAATACCCGACTGAATGAGGAAACATGGGTTGTTCAAATTATAAATATTGGGAGAAGTAGGTTATGGCACTAGTAAGTGTTAACTTAATAGACACGTTTGATGAATGGAGAATAAAGACAAACTCCATTAGTAGTGGTGGTGGCGACTTAGTTGCTTTAACAACGACTGATAAAACTAATTTAGTTAATGCTATTAATGAGGTTAAGGTTGTTGGACAAGGTAAGTTAGAAAATGTCGTTGAAGATACAACGCCTGAACTCGGTGGCGATTTAAGTTTAAATAATTATAATATTACTGGTACTGGTAATATATCTATCACAGGCTCTTATACTGGAACTTTAGATACTAGTGTTACTGGTGTTACACAAGCTAATGGTGATAACTCAACTAAAATAGCAACAACAGAATATGTTCAAAATACTTTTGGTACTGTTGCAGTTGGTGGAGATATATCTGGAACAGTTGGTAATGCACAAATAGCATCCAACGTAGTTGGTATAACAGAACTTGATGTTTCAGATGGTACAAATGGTCAAGCATTATGTACTAATGGTGCTGGTGTTTTGAGTTTTGCTACTCTCGACTTAACAGTAGGTGGAGATATATCTGGAACATTATCCAATGCACAAATCGTATCTAATACTATTGGAACAAATGAACTTAATTTATCCGAAGGTACTGCTGGTCAGGTAATAACTACAGATGGTGCTGGTACTATCAGTTATCAATCTTTATTTGCAGAAACTACTATATCACCAACAGCTGGTCAAACAGTATTTAATATAACATATACAGTTGGTAGAATTGTAATGTTCTTAAATGGTGTGAAGTTAGTTGATGGTGTAGATTTTACAGCTACTAATGGTACAGATGTAACTTTAACCACAGGTGTTTTAAATGTAACAGATGTCGTGGAGTTTCATACTTTTGTTTAATATAAGGACAACTAAATGACTGGTACTGTTTTAAATCAAGAACAACTTAATAAACAAGATAAATATCTTGGTGGACATCCTTTAGATGGAAATTTAAAAATAACTCCCGAATGGGTTACACCGATAGGTCAAGTAGAATTAAATTTACCAGAACCTATGCGGATTGGATTGATTGAATATATTGCTTCTAAGGGTTATTGTACAACAATGGGTACTCATAAGAGAGTACAGACGATAGAGTTTGAGAAAAATCATTACAATATGTTTAATGATAGTGATAATAATCCTGCTATAAAGGGTTATCAAGATATATCATCTGAATTAATTAGATATTATATGGCTCATGCTTATCATGTAGAAAACGCTGATAAATTAGATATTGAGTGTAGAGCGTTTGGTAATATGCAGACACCTGGCCGAAGAACTTTTCCACATTATCATCATGCTTTTGATGGTGTTATGATTACATACTTAACTCTCGGTGGTGAATTCGCTTTAACTAGTGATGTTCAAGGTGATGATGATTTGCAGCTAGTAGCTCCTGGCTCAACAATTTGTGAACTCAAAACCAATGATATTATTGAAGAAAGAAAAGGAACGGTTGCGAATTATGCTGACTTTGATTTAAAGAAAGAAGATATGCCGAATGAGACTAATGGTGCGTTATTATTACTAGACCCAAGACCTGCTATTAATTATCCATATAATAATAAGGCAAAAGATTACGTTCCTAAAATTGGAACAACAATATTCCATCCTGCTTATATTTGGCATGAATCTAATACTTATACTGGTAAAGGTATTAGAGCAGCTGTTGTAATTAATTATCGTATTAATACATATAATAATAGTGGGTTGGTAAAACCATTGATTAAAACATAACTAATGTAAGAGCTCTTATATTTACATGATACTATATTAAAATAATTTTTAACTTTTAAATAGGAAATAAAAAATGTCAACTTCAAGACTTATTGCTGATTTGTTGGATGCTGGCGGAGATGTTGTTTCTGGTGCATTGGATAATGTTCCAGCAAGCGATTGGACAACACTATTAAATAAGCCTGGTCATGCTGATACTGATACAACTAATGCTTCTAATATCAGTTCGGGAACGCTACATAATGATCGCTTATCAGGTGTACCCAATGCAAAAATTAGTGGGTTAGCAACATCAGCAACAACTGATACAACTAATGCTTCTAATATCACATCTGGTACGCTAGCGACAGCCCGTATGGGTTCTGGCACAAACAATAGTTCAACTTACTTGCGTGGTGATGGAACATGGCAAACCAACTGTACAAACCATGCTAATTGTGCTACTGGTGGTGGTGGATTTACTAACTGTAACAATACATCTGGTAACTGTACAAACCATACTGCTTGTACTAATTGTGGTAACTGTAACTATGCTTGTTCCGCTTGTGCGTGTAATTGTTAATCTATCAATCATATTGAATAAAAGGAGAATTTAAATGTTTAGAAAAATGTATGATAGCTTATCAATGGATGTTCATTTGGAGCTATTAATCAAAGGGGATTTAATTTGTTTGAAATCATGGCAACCTATTTCCCAAGAAGATTATGAGAATGACACCTCGCAGTTGGAACGTGAGATGTTTTGGGCGGGAGAACGTAGTTTAAATAGTGCTTATCTTGCAGATTATATGCAATGGCCTGCTGATGTTTCAGGCGTGTTTCATACTCGAATGCCTAGTATGAAAATGGCTGGTAGTAATAAAATAATGGGAGAAGAATTTTTACCCAATATACCTGCCGAGATTAGAGATGCTTATGCAGCTCGATTGTCTGGAAAATATTTCCAAGCAGTTTCTTATTCTTGGATTGATCCTAGTGATCCTTCAATCGGCACAGGTGAATTAGATGATGGTGCTTGTTGGACAATCGGTGTTGACCATCTTAGAGCGGTTTCGCCTGCACAGAATACAATCGCTTATAGTAGAAATGCAAAAACACATCCATTGAGAGAAGCACGACGCTGGAAAGCACCTGTTTCTTTGATGCTGTATGTTCCGTTTAAAGACATGGCATTTACAGATTGTTCCATGACTCTTAAATATAATAGAGGATATGGTTTCAGTACCAATATATTAGATGGATGGACAGTTGGAGCAAATGATGCAGAGATTTTTGAGAATTCTGCCTTTAATTATACTGGACATATCAACGACGCTATGCCTAGTTTTGTAGTTACAAGTGGTGGTGGAAGTATTGATGCTGGTGGTTCTGATACAGTTGAATTTAAAATGGTAGATGAAAACGGTGATACCATTAATAGAAATACAGTTATATATCTTGAACATACTGGCGGTTATTTACCACATCAGCGTGTTACACTTAACAATGGTGTAGGAACATTTGATGTTCATGCTTTGCATATGACTAGTGGTGATACATTCAAAGTTAAAATTGGATTCAGATCATATGTTGGTATGACAGATGTTGATTATACTGTTGCATAAATGAATTATTATAAGGGGGGTTTCCCCCCTTATTTTAATAGAAAGGTAGAAGTTGAATATTACAGAATGCTGGACTACTGCTTTAGGTTCAACTGATATAAAACTGGACTCTCTACTAAAAGAAAATCTTGTTCGTTTTTTTGAGTATGTTGGCGACCAAAACCGAGTTTATACATCTTCAACTTATGATGAAAAAAATATTGGAAGTGGTTTAGGCCAATTTGAATCAAAGGTATATAATTTGTTTGATTATGAACATGAAAGATATAAAATTTTTCCTGATATAATACCTCAAATGATGAAGTTTGAGAAAATACTTGCAGTACCTATAAGAGATTACATAAGTAAAGCGTGGGGTTTTGATAGAAATGTAAATATTAAAACAAGATGTTTTGGAAATGTACAAGCTACAGGTGGAACTAGAATTCCTCCACATTTTCATCATGGATGGGATGGTGTTTTAGTTCATTATTTAACAGCTGGAAATGAGTATGAATCTAAACTTGCTAAAGAACAGTATCAACCAACAAATACAAAGAATAGTGGTGAATTATTATTACTTGATCCTAGACCTAATATTAGCAAACCCTATAATGATAAAGCAAAGATATACAAACCCTATTCTGGAATGACACTAATTCATCCAGGCTATGTTTGGCATGAAACAGAAACTTTCACCGAGAGTGGATTAAGAGTTTGTGTTGTAGTTAATTTTACAATATTAAATCAGAATATAGATTACTTACCAGTACTGTTGCATAACGAGGAACAATGAATAAACCTTCAATAAGTTTCGACCAGTTTAGAGATGCAAGAACAATGAATAAACCAGAAAAACCAGAACACATAGAATTTTACGAAACAAGAAAACCAGAAGAGCCCGATACTAGAATAGACACATTAGATAACTTTGCAAAAATAGAACATAGATGGTCAACGCCATTTATGGAAATGGAGTCTCAACTTCCAGAAAAAATGCGCCGTGATTTGATTGAAGTATTAATCAAAAAAGAAACGGCGATGACAGATTTAAAAAAGACAGAACCTCAATTTTATTCTATGGCAGAAGCTAAAGGATTTTATGCTACTACGCATTATAATCTTTTTGCTGAAAAAGATTTAGAAGAATTTCCCGAATATAGAGATTCTATATTGGGTTATGAACAAATTGCTTTGAAACAAATACGATATTATATTCGTAAAGGTTGGGGTGTACAACAAGCAGATGATATGGTAATAGAGGGACGTTGCTTTGGTAATGTTCAAGAACCTGGCGCTAGAACTTATCCTCATTATCATCAAGACATCAATGGAGTGTTAGTCAATTATTTACAGGTTGGAGATGAAAATCGAAACCTTGATGAACAACTTGCAAGAGATTCATACAACTCGCCTCGACACGGCTCACATAATGTTTTATTTTTAGACCCCCGCCCTGCTATTTCATATCCTTATTGGGAAAAAGTTTATGCTGTAACACCTAAAGTTGGATTAACTATTATACATCCAAGTAATCTTTGGCATGAAACTAACCAATGGTTAGGGGATGGGATACGAGTTGTTATTGTTGTAAATTTTAGAATTTTATCGCATGGATATAACGAACTATTAGAAACATTTAGAGGATAATATAATGGCACAATTTAATTTTCATTTACAGAACCAACCGCCCGAAGGCGAAAAAGCTATAGAATTAATTTTATATTATGATAATATGACATCTAGATTGTGGACTCAAGAAGGTGATGTTGTTATACCACAGGAGTTGTTTCACGATTGGACTCAAAATGATTATTATGGAATGTCTGCTGGTAAAAGTAATCTAAAGAAAATAAAAATTAATTTGGGATTAAAATGTAATTACTCTTGTGATTATTGTTCACAAAGATTTGTACCTAGAAATAAAGACGATCATTTGGATACATCTGATTTTTATAGTATCGAAGATTCTGAAATTGAAGCATATGTTAAGAAGTTTGATAATATAACTGTAGATGAAAAACCACACTTTGAGTTGTGGGGTGGAGAACCATTTTTATATTGGAAAACTATGAAACCTTTGATTGAAAGGTTACATAAAAAATATCCAGATTCTACTTATAGTGTTATTACTAATGGTTCAATGTTTACAGATGAAATTATAGATTTTATTGAAGAGCATGAAATTTCTATTTCTGTTTCACATGATGGGCCAGGACAACCAACTAGAGGCCCAGACCCATTTGATGATCCAGAAAAAGCTAAACAACTTCATAAATTAAAAAATAAACTCGCACCTAAAGGAAAGATTTCTTTTAATAGTATGGTTCATAAAGACAATCCAAGTCGTGCCGATATACAAAGATGGTTTCGTAATAAAGTTGGATTGATTGGTATTGGTGAAGGCGGTGTTGTTGATGCTTATGATGAAGGTGGAGCAAATAATTCTTGGAAAGGTGTTGACGAACATATAGATTATAGAAGAAAAGCATTTTCTGAGGTTCTTAAAGGTGGAACAGACAACTTTGTTATAAGAAAACAAAAAATTAATGCCTTTATTGATTCATTAAAACATCAAAGACCTGCTGAAGCATTAAATCAAAAATGTGGAATGGATCAACCAAATACTATTGCAGTTGATATGAACGGTAACGTAACAACTTGTCAAAATGTTACAGCATCATCATCTAATACTGCTGGAGTAAGTCATAATATTGGAACGATTAATGACGGTGATGCAGGACTCCGCAAAATTAAAATTAATCCAGGCACACATTGGTCAGATAGAGCAGAATGTTCTAATTGTCCAGTATTACAATTATGTCAAGGTTCTTGTTTATTTCTTGCACCTGATTCTGAATATTGGGAAATATCTTGTAACAATGCATATAGTGATAATATTGTTTGGTTAGCAGCTGCATTGTATGACATTACTAATGGATATATACTTTATAGAATTGAAGGCCCGCATAGAAAAGAACGGTGGGATGTTTTTGGATTTGACAGAGAAAAAGAAAAAGAAGAAAAACAATTAGAGTTAGAAATGGAATAAATTATGGCAGTCGTAGAGATAACAAAAAAGGATAGTTTTCAATCATGGGTTGATAAGACTAATGAAATCCCTGAGATTTTTGGTGATTTAGATAATCTTACTACAACCGTTACTACTAGTCTTGTAGATGCACTTAACAGTATAGTTGCATCTAATAGTTTAAGTCTAGACAATATAGTTGAAGATACAACGCCAGAGCTTGGTAGTCATTTAGATTTAAACAATAATAATATTAATGGTACTGGTAATATAAACATAACGGGCGAATTTGTTGGTACTTTAGATACTAGTGTTACAGGAATAACTCAAGACCCAAGTGATACTTCTACAAAAATAGCAACGACTGAATGGGCAGAAACTAAAGTTGCTTCATTAGCACCAAGTATTACTTTTGGTGGTGATTTGTCTGGTGCTTCTAATAATGTAAGTATTAACGCCAATACAGTAGGAAGTTCTTCATTAGGAACAGAAAGTGGTGGAAATGTTCAAGAGTTTTTAGTAACAGACGGTTTAGGAACTTTAAGTTTTATAAATATTAATGATTTCGGTGGGGCTGCTGGTGGTGATTTATCAGGCGGTGCTGCTTCGATAGAAATAAATTCCAACACAGTTGGTATTAACGAATTGAATTTAGTTGATGGTTCAGCGAATCATATTATAACTACGGATGGTGCTGGTACAATTACCTTTAAACCTTCCGTAACATTAAGCTCGGTATCACCCAATGTAGGCGATCAAACATTTAATATTAATTATAATGTTGGTGGTATCGTAGTATATTTGAATGGTATCAAATTAGTTAATGGTGTAGATTTTACAGCTAATAATGGATCAAGTGTAGTGTTAACCTCTGCAATAGGTTACGCAAACCAAATTATTGATTTTCAAAGATATAGTGTGTAAAAAACTGGTTAAAATATATATTTACTTAATAACATTAAGATAAGGAAAAACAAAAATGGCAACTAATGTTTTCAAAAATGCTCAATCGTCAACAGTAACGAGTCAAACTACAATTTATACAGCTCCAGCTGGACAAGCCTCTATCCTTCTTGAGTTGGATGTAGCTAATACTACCTCTGGTACAGCAGAAGTTGATGTAAGAGTTTATGATAACTCTGCTGGAACAAATGCATATTTGGTAAAGACTGCTAATATATTAGCGGGTTCTGCTATGAAAGTAGTTTCTGGACAGAAAATAGTTTTAGATGGTCAGGATTATGTTTCAGTAACAAGTGATGTAGCAGTTGACGTTGTTTGTTCAGTTTTAGAAGATGTTAACTAATAATCTTTTAACTCAATTATAAACAACTTTTAATAAAGGATAAAAATATGTCATCACATCACGAATTTATAGGGAATCATCCATTTACAGTTAGGTCTGATGTTCAAGTACCAACTGCTGGTCAAACGACTTGGAATATGACGTATATCCCTGATCGTCTTATGGTTTTTCTAAATGGTGTTAAATTGATTAGCGGCACAGACTATACAGCTACTAATGGTACAAGTATTGTTCTAGCGTCTGGTGCTGATACTGCTGACCATATTGAATTTTTATGTTTCGATTTGGGTGAAGCAGACGTATAAAACGTATAATCAAAAATTAATTTAGAAACTTAAACTTAGGGGTAAACAAATGGCACAAGTCAATGCTGCTTTATCAATAAACTCAAGTGAACATAAGACTGATCTTATTTCGTTCACTCGAGCTAGTAATGCGACTAGAGTAAACAAGATTGGTCTTGTAGAAACAGTCGGAAATAATACAATTCGTTTCGATCATTATCCCGAACCATCATTGATTGGTATTCATAAAGGATATTTGATTGAACAAGCTTCAGAAAACCTATGTTTGCAATCTGCTGATATGTCTACGACATGGGCGCAAACAGCGGGTACAAAAACTAATCTTGCTAGTATTACTGCTAACCAAACTGATTGGTTAGACCCAGCTGGTACACATACATCTGATACAATGTCAGCTGGTTCTACTGCTTCTGGTATTGTTGCAAACCGTCAACAAGGTTTTACTTTTACAGACGGTCAAAAGTATACTGTATCTGTTTGGGCAAAAAAACCTGCTTCTACTGGTTATACTTATCTTGAAATCTCCAATGAAGATGATAGTGGCGCTGGTGGTTTTACTTTCGCACAAACATTTAATCTGGCTACAGGTGCAGTTGGTAGTGGAACTGCTGGTACGGTAGATTCTACTTCCATTGAAGCATATTCTGGTGGATGGTATAGATGTTCTGTATCATTCACAGGTTCTAGTAGTACTGGTGAAATTTATTTGGGAGCTCGTCAAGATGATGCTGTACTTACAGCAACTAATCATACAGCGGGTGATAAAATGTATTTGTGGGGAGCACAAGTAGAAAATCAAGAAATGATGACTTCTTACATTCCAACAACAACAGCCGCAGTATCAAGAGCTGCTGATGTTGCTTCTGTTTCAGATACAGATGGAATGTGGAACTGGAATGCTGGTCTTTCTCTTTATGTAGATTATATAGTTCGTAAAGCAGATGGAACAGAAACACCAATAGTTCATTATGCTGATGCTACTAATGATAACTATGTAACTTTTATGAATAGTGGTAAATTAAGAGTACATACAAGTGGTGCTACACAGTTGGGTAGTGATCCTTTTGATACTGGTTTTTCTACTGTTGCTGGAACGCAATATCGTTCAATCGTTGCTATGAAAACAAATGATTTGCATTATGCATCTAATGGTGCTTTATCTGCTAATCTACCTGATACAAGTGTTGATGTACCTTTGAAATCTAATGCTTCTAACTATAGCATTAAATTCTTTCATGGTACAGGATATGCTACATCTGGTGCTGGTTGGATTAAAAACTTCCGTATTTATTCTCAAAGACTTTCCAATAACGATTTGCAGAATTTATCTGTTGAAGTTAATACAGCATTATCTTCAATTCAAATTTCTGCATTGGGAACGGTTGGAGATAACACGATTAATGCTCAGAAGTTAATGGCGGATTCAGTTATCGAATCTAAAATTCTTGATGGTGCGGTAACAATTAATAAAATTGGTGCTGACGCTGTTGATGGAACTAAGATTGGCGATGATAGTATTGCTTCTGAACATATAGCTGATGATGCTGTTTTGAGTGCTCATATTGCTGATAATCAAATTACATCAGCACATCTTGCTTTGGATGTTATTGTTGCAGAGGATATTGCTAATAATGCAGTTACAGTTGCTGAATTAGCGGACAATGCAGTTACTATGCCAAAGATTAATGCTTCTGGAACTGCTTCAGCTACAACCTACTTGCGTGGGGATGGTACATGGGCAACATTTACAGCGGCTGAAACTGATCCACACGCAACATCTAAAGCAATTCCAATGGCGATTGCTCTTGGATAATAATCAATCATAAGGAGAATACAATGAAAGATATTTTGCTAATGACGACTAAAGGTGAAGCAAAAATGATGAAGGATTTATGGATGCTTACTTCAACGGATATTTTTGATGCTCAAAAACTTAAAACTATTTGGAATACTGTTTCAAATGATTTTTCGATAAATCCGTTTGGTAAACTCTATAAGACTAAAGGAAGATATCTACCTAATGGTAGAGTTCAGACTTATCCTAGTTACTTTCATGGTTGGTTTGCTTCTCTTAAATGTACTGATGAATTTTATGAGCAACATAAAGTTGCTCTTAAAGATTATGACGTTTCTGATGAAAAATATTATTCAAGAGAACATATGCCAAAGTGGTTTACTTCATAACAACAAAAAAAGGAAACTGTTAAATTATTAATTTATAATTATAAATTATCGGTTGTCTGATTATGGCGAATATAATAAAACTGAAAAGAAGTGAAACAGCAGGGTCTGCTCCTACTTCTGGTGATTTGGAAATCGGCGAAGTTTGTATAAACATTGTTGATGGAAAAATTTATACTAAGAAGTCGGATGGGACTATTGTTACAGTTTCAGATAAAACGACAGGACAGGCAGAGTTAGAACTAACATCTACGGATGCTAGTTCCTCTGCTGGGCCTGGTTTGGATTTATTTAGAAATTCTTTTTCTCCTTTTGATTCAGATGAATTAGGGAAAATTGATTTTTCTGGTGAGAATGATAATAGTGATAAGAAGGTATTTGCAAAATTACTTAGTAAGATAGTTGATGCGAGTGCTACAACAGAAGATGGTGAGTTAGAAATTCATGTTATGAATGCTGGTACGGTTGAAGAAATTGCAACTGTAAAATCGGATGGTTTACATATTGCAAGTGGTAAAGCAGTAAACTTTGCAGATGGAACATCCATGACAACTACTACTGGACTTGGTGGGGGTCAATCATACGGAATTGCACTAGACGGTCTTTTAGTTAAATGTCCAGACGGTACTAGTGGTGGTATTGCACTTGATGGGTTATTAACCAAAGCGGGTGCGAATGATGCAGTAGGAAAGATTAGTAGATTGCAAGATGATACTTCACCAATGTTGGGTGGTAACTTAACTTTAAATGGAAATAACATATCTGGTACTGGTACGGTAACTGCAACAAGTTTTCACGGTGATGGATCAGGACTAACAGGGGTTGGAGTTGATCTATCTGGTATTCAACAGGACATTTTAAATTTAGCAATCAATCAAGCGATTGCAGATAATAGAATCGCATTTAATTTAACTGATTCATTTGTAGATGGCTTCGAAGATGACTCTGGAATAGATGATGGTGGAAACCTAACAGGTTGTGTTAGAGATACAGGTAACGAATTTGTTTGTACAATATCAGGTGAAGCAGTTGATTCCAATTATGTTTTAGTTGTTCAATCAGATACAAGTGGTGGTGGAAATAGTTTCACAGATGAATCTGATACAGGTCATACATTAAGTATTAGTAGCGATCCAGAACACTCTACAACTCAAAGTCATATTGGTCAATCATCAATTCATTTTGACGGTGATGATAAAATATATGCATCCGCTGATCATTCTGATTTTGCTTTTGGTACTGGTGATTTTACATTAGAAACGTGGATATATTGGACAAATAACAGTACGTCAAATTGTACATTAATTGGAAACAGAACGGCCGCATCAACTACTCAATGGATGTTTTATCTAGGTACAGGGCCTGGACTGTTGACTTTTTCAGATGCATCTGCAATTCAAGTAATAAGTAATTCGGCACTCACAGGAAATACATGGCATCATGTCGCTCTTACAAGGGATAGTGGAACATTAAGAATATATCAAAACGGTGTGCAAACTGCAAGTGCTGCTAATAGTTTAAATCTTAGTGCAACAAATAAAATTTATTTGGGAGCTGGTGATATAGCAGGATGGAATAATAATTTTCAAGGATATATGGATGGAGTTAGAGTAAGTAAAACTTGTCGTTATCCAAATGGAACAACATTTACACCTTATACTGAAAATCTTGGATTGGTTGCAAATGCAACTGGTACTTTAATATCGGATGTACAAACCGCACCAGAAAGTACGACAACTGCTTCGGGTGTAATTCTTTACGAAGATGAACATGGCACTGCTACATTAGGTACAGATTTAAAATTATATTTTTCTGCTGATAATAAAAGTACATGGACTGAAGCAAGTTCGTATTCAACGCCTACTACATATACTGGTTCTAAAAAGTTAGTTAAGTTGGGTAATACAACCGTAACAGGCGGAACGCAAGTAGCGATAAAGGCAGAGTGGGCTAATCAATCAAGTGGTTCTAAAGTAACTCGACTTCATGGATGGGCAGTTAACTATTAAAGGATAATAATTATGGCATCAACAATATGGAATCAAAATTTAAACGCTGGTGAAGCTTGGGAAGCAGAAATTGTTCTTGCAACTCCCGCTGGTGCGGCTCGTAGTTTAAGAGGGTGTGAATTTGAATCTCAAATTCGGAGACATTATAAATCTGCTAGTGCGAAAACAACAATTAATGTTTCAATCATAGCTGCAGCTACAGGTGAAATGAAATTATCTTTATCTGAAGCACAAACAACTGCTTTAAAAAATGGGATGTTTATTTATGATGTAGAAATGATAAATGCACCAACTTTAGAAGTTGCAGATGCATCAGGTGCTTTTGTTGTAGATGAGGTGATTACAGGAACAACGTCTGGTGCAACTGGTGTAGTTCTTGCTCATAGTGGTACAAAAGTAACTTATGCTAGATCAACTGGTGTATTTCTTTTAAGTGAAGTAATTACTGGTAGCGCAAATGGAGTTACTGCAACTACCACAAATGATTCAGATGTAATAGGAAAGAGGGAAAGAATTATAGAAGGTTCAATAGAAATTAGACCAGAGGTAACGAGATGATAGTTGTAAAAAATAACACTTCTAGTTCAGTAACTTTTTCATCACCAACGGAAGGTGGGATACAGATGACACCAACTCCCCCTGCTACAGAAACAGCAGTATCACTTTCTGTTGATCCTGATACATATATGACAAAGTTAGGTGATGTTGAGCCTGAAGGATTAGATCACAATGATGTTTTAGTTTACGATCAAGTTACAGGAAAATTTAAACCTGTTGACGCTGAAGTAATTAATAATAATGATGGTGGTACATGGTAACGAATAAAAAATATTGATGCGAATCAACCAATGTAAATAAAAATATATCGAATTATATATTGACAATATTATGTTAACAATGAAATTAATTGAAAATTAATAATCTTTATTAATAGGGAATAAAAAATGGCTAATAATATTCAAATAAAAAGGAGTAACACTAATACCGCTCCTTCTGGATTACTTGCTGGTGAACTTGCATGGACTGATAATAATGCAAGTGCTGGTGCTGGTGGTGCTGCTGGTATTCTTTATATCGGTGATGTTACGACTGCTGGTGCAGTTAACCGAAAGATTGGTGGGCCAGGTTGGGGATTGGAACTCTTAACTGATTCTGCACTTACTGGTACTCCTACTGCTCCAACTGTAAGTCAAAGTGATAATTCAACATCTATCGCTACAACTGCATATGTTGATTTAGCAGTATCAAGTGCTACACCTGCTATGGATGACATATCTGATGTTACCCTTTCTGGTATATCAGATGCTGATATGTTGGTTTATGATAATGCTAATAGTTTATGGAAGAACCAAACAATGTCTGGACATATCAGTATGGATAATACTGGTGATGTTAGTGTAAACAATGTTGCAGCTAATGCTGTTGCTCTTGGTTCACAAACAACTGGTGCTTATATTGCTACTCTTACTGGCGGTGATAACATTACTGTTAGTGGTAGTGGTGGTGAGTCTGCTACAGCAACTGTTGCTTTGGATACCAACGTAACAATCGCTGGTACATTGACAGTTAACGGTGCTACAACTACAGTTGATTCTTCAACGGTAACTGTTGCTGATCCTATTTTCGTAATCGGTGAAGCGGGTGGTTCTGATGACGGAAAAGATCGTGGTATTGAATTCAATTACCATGATGGTACAAGTGCAAAAGTTGGTTTCTTTGGTTGGGATAACTCCGCCGAAGCTTTCACTTTTATCGGAAATGCGACAAATAATGCTGAAGTTTTCTCTGGTAATGCTGGGGACGTTGCTTTCGGTAACATCGCTGGTACATTGACAACCCCTTCACAAACAAACATTACTGGTGTTGGTACAATCGGAACTGGTGTTTGGAACGGTACATCCATCGCTCCTCTATATGGTGGTACAGGTGGAGATTCTTCATCTGCTACTGGTGTTGCAGTTGTAACAGGTGGAACATGGTCATATGAAGGTAATCTTGACGTAGGACTTGGTGGAACTGGTGTTTCAACTGTTGCTACAGACGGTATCCTCTTGGGTGCTGGTGCTGGTAACATGACAGTTCTATCTCCTGGCTCTGAAGGACAAATGATGCGTATCGTATCTGGAAGTCCTGTATGGTCTGATGCTTTAGATGGTGGTACTTGGTAAGATTAGTTTTAATTTAACGGAGTACAGAGTTTGACTGAAAGGGGATGAGGATTAATCCTTATCCCCTTTTTTTTCCAGTATAAATATAACTAGGTAGGTGAAGAATGGAATTCGACCAAACCGCAGACCTAATTGAAAAGTTAGGTATGCCGATTGTTGGTTTGTTATTGGTTGGGTGGGGTTTCTGGAAGATTGTAAAATGGTTACAAGATTCTATGACTGGCAAGATTGGGTATCAAACAGATATTTTAATACAGTTAATAGATCGTATTAGAGTATTGCAAACAGACATTTTAAAATTAGATACCATGATAAGAACACGTTATGGACTTGATGCAGACGAAGAACGCATATCCAGAGCAGATGAAGTTAGAAGAAAAAACAAAAGAACTAAATAATAATTTTATATTAAGGAGTAAGTGAAATGAATGAAACAGCAGCAGTACCCGAGCAGAAACAGTTTGAAGATATGACTGATCCCGAAAAGGTTGTTGAATTATCTGGTCAGGTACGATACGCACAAACAATTATTAAAAATTTACAACAAAAGTTAAATGACTTTCATGGTATTGTTGTACAGTTAGAAGCAAAATTACAATTAGCATTAGAAGATAAAGCTGGAATTGAAGCACAATTAAAAGATTTCGGTATTAAATCAGAAAAAAAATAAAGGAATGAAATACTATGGCTAGTGTAAATTCAAGACAGGGTTTAATAGATTATTGTTTACGCAGATTAGGTCAGCCCGTCATTGAAATAAATATTGATGACGATCAACTAGACGAAAGAGTTGATGATGCTTTACAATTCTTTCAAGAATATCATTTTGATGGTGTAGAAAAAGTTTTTACCAAACATACAATTACTGCTGGTGATATCACTAATGAATATATCACTACAGATGATTCTGTTATTAGTGTTGTTAGAGTATTACCTATTCCTAGTTTTGATTCTTTTTCTGGTGGTTTCTTTAACGAAGAATATCAATTACGATTAAATGATTTGAATAATTTTAGTGGTTCGTCTTTAATTCAATGGAGTATGAGTTTACGAAACTTTGCAGAAATTGAACAGTTGTTTCAAATTACACCAACATTGTTGTTTAATAGAAAACAAGATAGAGTTTATTTAGAAACGGATTGGAATGAAAAATTTAGTGTTGGGGATATACTAATTATTGAAGCATATAAAATACTTAATCCTGATGTTTGGACACAAGTATATAATGATATGTTTTTAAAACAATACGCTACCGCATTAATAAAAAGACAATGGGGAGAAAACTTAAAGAAATATCAAGGTGTGGTTTTGCCAGGCGGAGTAACACTTGATGGTAAAACAATTTATGATGAAGCGGTAGAAGAAATAAGAGCGATAGAAGAACAAATGAGTCTTAAATATGAACTTCCTGCTGATGGATATATGGGGTAAGATATGGCTACAAATCAATATTTTAAAAACTTTTCATCCGTACCTCAACAAGATTTAGTTAGAGATGTGATGAAAGAAGTAATACAACTAAATGGTATTGATGTTGTTTATCTTCCTAGAAAAAATGTAGGTCGGGATGAAATTTTAGGGGAAGATGCTGCTTCAAAGTTTACAACTGCATACCAAGTAGAAATGTATGTTAATAGCACAGATGCTTTTGGTGGTGCTGGAGATCAGTTAACAAAATTTGGTTTAGATGTTCAAGACGAATTAATACTTACAGTTCATAAAGATAGATTTACAAAAGAAACTACAATGAGTGCGCCTAGAGAGGGCGATCTTTTATATTTTGAATTAAGTAAAAGTTTATTTCAAATTTCATTTGTTGAACATGAAAAACCATTTTATACATTAGGGAAAAATCATGTTTTTGAATTAACTTGTGAGAAATTTGTTTATAGTAATGAGAAATTTGAAGTTCCTGCTGGTCAAATGGGTACTGTATTTGATGCGATTGAAAGAGACTTTACCCAAACTGAAATTCTTAAAGTTTCAGCTGGTGCTGGAGCCTTTATGCTTGGTGAGAAAATTTATCAGGGAGTAGATGAAAATTCTTCTACTGCAGCTGCTGAGGTTGCTAGTTGGAATGCTACACAAAACACATTAGGTATATTTAATAAAGTGGGAACATTTGTTAATTCAGAAAATATTACTGGCGTGATTAGTTTGACAACAAGAACTATAAGTTCACAAGACGATCAAGATAGTCCTAACTTATCACATTCAGATAATAAAGTATTTGAAACAGAAGGTGATAACATATTAGACTTTAGTGAAATTGATCCGTGGGCTGAAGGAGACTTATAATGTTTGGAAAATATTTCTATAATCAAAATATTAGAAATATTGTTATATTGTTTGGTACAATATTTAATGATATTACTATAAAAAGAAAATCATCAGAAGGTATAGCAGAAAATCAATTTAAAGTTCCAATTTCTTATGGGCCGAAAGAAAAGTATTTAGCAAGACTAGATGGAAGAAATATTGGAACTAATGAATATAGTATTGCTATGACTTTACCAAGAATGTCATTTGAAATTACAGCGATGACATATGATGGACTTAGAAAATTACAAAAAACAAAAAAATATAAAAATGCAATAGATGGGGATAATACAAAAGTTTTAACATCTTATACGCCTGTTCCTTATAACTTTGACGTTGAATTAAATGTTATGGTTAAGAATAGTGATGACGGCGCTCAGATATTAGAACAAATAATGCCTTATTTTAGTCCAGAATTTCATGTTACCATGAATGAATCGACTGCTTTAGGTATTAAAAGAGATATACCTATTGTTATGAATTCTATAACTACTAGTGATACATATGAAGGTGATTTGATTAGTCGAAGAGCATTAATTCACACTTTAACATTTACCGTAATGGGATTTGTTTATGGGCCTACATCAAATGTTGGTATTATTAGAGAAGTTGATGTTAATGTAGGAGCTACAATACCAGAACCCGAACAAAAGAATTTGAACATTGATGTTAAACCTAATCCTGTTGATGCTAATCCTGATGATGATTTTGGATTTACTACTACGGTAACTGATTTGTAACCTATAGGAGGCAATTATGGGATGGGGTAATTGCGAAGATCATTATAGTAGAGTTGCTAAACAAAATGAAAAATTAAAACCTATGAGTAAACGAACTAAAGGAATTATCATAGGTTGGATAGTATTTTTAATTGGTATTATTTGGTTATTGAGTAAACTATGAAAAAAGAAAATATACAAAAATTAAATGATGTTTTAGATATTGCTGATGATATTATTGATGTTGAAGAACCTAAAGAAATTGTAAAGAAATCACCAACCGTAAATGTTAACACTACGGACTTAACAAGTGATTATCAATTTTCAAGAGATCAATATCAAACATTAATTGAAAAAGGTAACACCGCACTTGAAGAACTCTTAACGATTGCAAGGGAAGGTGAAGCACCTAGAGCATTTGAGGTTGCAACTCAATTAATAAATTCATTAACAGCAACAACTAAAGAACTTTTGCAGTTACAAAAAACTAAAAAAGAGATTGAGGTAAAAGATAATAAATCTGTAAAAACGGAAAACAATCTTTTTATTGGAAGTACAAAAGAACTGCAAGAGTTGTTAGAACAAAAGAAAAAATAATATGGCAGATGATAATTCTTATTTAGGTAATAACCTTTTAAAAGGTTTGAACGTACCGCATAATTTTACTAAAAAAGAAATAGCGGAATACATTAAGTGTAAAGATGATGTTGTTTACTTTTTGGAAAACTATGTCAAGATCGTACACGTTGATGAAGGACTTGTGCCTTTTAAGATGTACAAGTTTCAAAGAGAATTAGTTGAAGCTATAACTGAAAATAGAAATGTTATCGTAAAAACTGGTAGACAGGTTGGTAAGACTACAACGACTATTGGATGGTTATTACATTATATTCTTTTTAATTCAGAAAAAATTGTAGGTATTCTAGCGAATAAAGCCATCACCGCTCGAGAAATTCTTAGTCGAGTTCAAACATCCTACCAACATCTTCCAAAGTTTTTACAACAAGGATTAAGAGAATGGAATAAAGGTTCTATGGAACTTGAAAATGGAAGTAAGGTTATTGCTTCTTCTACATCTTCAAGTGCAATTCGTGGATTTTCTTTTTCTTGTATTCTCTTAGATGAGTTTGCCCATGTTCAAAGACATATTGCAAACGAGTTTATTCGTTCAGTTTATCCTACGATTTCATCTGGTAAAGAAACGAAAGTTATTATAGTATCTACTCCAAACGGATTTAATTTGTTTTACAAGTTCTGGAATGATGCTGAAAATGGAAATAATACTTTTTATCCATTCAAAGTACATTGGTCTAATGTGCCAGGCCGAGATGAAGCATGGCATAAAAGAACTGTCTCAACTATTGGTGCTGATTCTTTCAGACAAGAGTATGAAGCTGAGTTTTTAGGTTCTACTAATACTTTGATTTCTGTTGAAAAATTACAGGAAATGTCTTATAATGATCCGATCTTTTCTAGAGAAGGATTAGATGTACATGAAGAGCCAAAAGAAGGACACAGTTATACTATCACAGTTGATGTGGCAAGGGGGCAAGGAAACGACTATTCTGCCTTTTCGGTGTTCGATATTACCGAAATTCCGTACAAAATAGTCGCAAAATACAAGAATAACACAGTAGCACCCCTACACTTTCCCAATATTATAAATACAGTAGGAAAGAGATATAATTATGCGTATATTCTAGTAGAAATAAATGATATTGGTTCACAAGTTGCTGATGTGCTTCACCATGATTTAGAGTACGAACATTTGTATTCTTGTTCATGGTATGGGAGGCATGGTCAGCAAATTAGTGGTGGGGCAAAGAAAGATTCTTATTTTGGTGTTAGAACAACAAAGGCTATGAAAAAGATTGGTTGTTCTAATTTAAAATCACTTATAGAAGAAAACAAACTTTTGTTTACCGACTATGATGTTATATCAGAACTAACAACATTTATCTCGCAAGGCGAGTCCTATGCAGGCGAAGATGGAACAAATGATGATTTAGTAATTACATTAGTTTTATTTGCGTGGTTAGTAGATCAACAATATTTTAAAGAGTTGGCAAATTTAAATATTAGAGATAATTTATATAAAAATCAGTTAAGTCAAATGGAAGATTTAACAACGCCTTTTGGTATTATTGATAATGGTTTAAATCAAGATAAGTATGAAGTGGATTCGGATGGGACGATTTGGGAAACAGTTTCTTAGTAAAAATTATATTATATTTTATTTGATGACAAATATATTAATATAAAAAATGTAACTAATTTGCAAAAGGAGAATTAAAATGGCATTTCAAGTATCGCCAGGAGTTCAAATCAATGAAACTGATTTAACATCCGTAGTTCCTAATGTTGCAACAAGCATCGGAGCAATCGCTGGTTCTTTTCAATGGGGCCCAGTTATGGAACGCACAACAATTACAAGAGAAGAAGAATTAAGAAAAACATTTGGTGAACCAAATGATACAGTCGCAAGAACTTGGTTTTGTGCATCTAATTATCTTTCATATTCTAACAACTTGATTGTTGTAAGAAATGTTTTAGACTCAGCACGTAATGGTGTTGTTGGAGATAATGATGCTGGAACAGCAATCAGGGTTGATAACGCTGAAGGTACAAGTCATTCTTATGACAACATAAAAGGAAATTTTACAGATCAATTATTCGTTGCTAAATATCCTGGCGCATTAGGAAATAGTTTAGCAATTTGGGCGATTGACTCACATGGTTGGGGAGTTGCAGCTGCTAAAGCGGCAAGTGCTCGCTCTACAACTGAAGCATACTTTATCAACAACTTTGATCGAGCTCCAGGCACATCAACTGATTGTGCTAACTCTGGTGGTTCTAATGACGAGATGCACGTTGTTGTAGTTGATGAAGATGGTTTAATGTCTGGAACACCAGGCAACGTACTTGAAAGACACGAATATGTAAGTAAAGCATCTGATGCTAGACGTATTGATGGTTCTTCAAACTATGCTCTAGAAGTTTTGAATAGAGAATCAGAATATGTTTGGTTAGGTGATATAACAGAACTAACAAATAATTCAGTTGCAGCTGGTGCAGATGCTGGTTCTGCAAAATCAAGTTCTTTTAAATCATTCGATAGTGCAACTCTCGCTGAAACAATGCCAGGCGGATCAATGACTGGCGGAACAGCTGATGCTCAAACAGACGTATTAACAAATTCAGAGTTAACAGCAGCTTATGCTCTTTATGTAGAGCCACAAGTTGTTGACTTTAACCTTGTCATGGGCGGTGAGGGTAATACCACAGTTGGTAGGTGGATTATCGACAATGTTGCAGATGTAAGGAAAGATTGTGTTGCTTGTGTTTCTCCAAACTTGTCATCTGTTGTTAATGCTGGAACTGGTCAAGTTGCTTCTTTGACAACTGATAATACAACATTGGGTTCTTCTAGTTACGCTATTATGGATAGTGCATATAAGTATCAGTACGATCCGTATAATGATGTTTTCCGTTACATTCCAATGAACGGTGATATCGCTGGTTTATGTGCAAGAACAGATTTTACACACGATACATGGTGGAGTCCTGCTGGTTTGACAAGAGGTACAATTAAGAATGTTGTTAAACTTTCTTGGGAGCCAACTCAAGCAGACCGAGATACAATGTATCAGTTGTCAATTAATCCGATTATTACTCAAAGAGGTTCTGGTGTAGTTCTCTTTGGTGATAAAACAATGCAGACAGTACCAAGTGCATTTGATCGAATTAATGTACGAAGATTGTTTATTATCCTTGAGAAAGCAATCTCAATCGTTGCTAAGTCAATGTTATTTGAATTCAATGATGAGTTTACACGTTCTCAATTTGTTAATCTTATTGCTCCTTTCTTACGAGAGGTACAAGGGCGTCGAGGTATTACAGACTTCAAAGTAGTTTGTGATAGTTCAAATAATCCTGGCCAGGTAGTTGATTCTAATCAGTTTGTTGGAGATATTTTTATCAAACCGACAAGATCAATTAACTTTATCCAGTTGAACTTTATCGCTGCTCGTTCTGACGTATCTTTCTCAGAAATCGGTGGATAAGTCTTATAAATATACAAAAACAAAGGAGTAATAAACAATGTCAACAATTTCGGATTTTAAGAATAATTTCAGAGGTGGGGTAAGACCTAATCTCTTTCAAGTTATAATTAATGCTCCAATCTTTGGCCAGATGAATTTGGAATTCTTGGGTAAAGCTACTCAGATTCCTAGTTCTACTGTAGCTCAATTTAATGTAGATTATCGTGGACGACAACTTAAAGTGCCAGGTGATCGAACATTCGCAGACTGGACAGTAACAATCTTGAATGATCCTAATTGGGTTAATCGCACAAAGATAGAACAATGGATGAATGCTATTACTGAACATTCACAAAACATTAGTTCAATTAGTAATGCTGCTGTTTATGGTGATGCAGCTGTATCTCAACTAAGTCGAGAAGGTAAAGTTTTGAGAACATATCGTATTCAAGATATATTCCCAACTGAATGTGCCGCTATCGAATTAGGTATGGGAACAAACGATACAGTAGAAGAATTCCAAGTAACATTTGCAGTTAACAATTACACCATTGATGGTGCTGGTGTTGATGGTACTGCTAATGGTACTGGTATTGATATTGCATTGTCTGGACAGATTAATCTCGGTGGTGTTAATATCCGAGGTAGTATCTAATTTTGAAAAGGGGGAGTTCGCTCCCCCTTAATTTTCATAATGAATAAAGGATAAAAATATGGCTTTCGATTTATTTGGATTTACCGTATCAAAAAAGAAAACAGAAAAAACATTTGTAACGCCTGAGAATGATGATGGTTCTTTAACATATGTTGAAGGTGGCGGGTTTGTAGGAACATATTTCAATACTGATATTGATGCAAAGGATGAAAATCTTTTAATCAAAAAGTATCGGGAAATGGCGATGACTCAAGAAGTCGATCTTGCACTTACAGATGTAGTTAATGAAGCTGTTTTGCATGAATACGGAAAAGATGCTGTTAGACTGTCGCTTGACATAGATTTGCCAGAAAGTATTCTTAACAAAATACATGATGAATATTCTAACATAATAAAACTTTTAGATTTTAATAAAGTTGGTAGTGATATTTTCCGTAAGTGGTATGTTGATGGTAAACTCTATCATCATATTGTTGTTGATTCAGAAAATATGAAAGCGGGAATCAAAGCATTAATTCCAGTTGATGCACTTGACATCAAAAAAGTAAGAGAAGTTAAAAAAGAAAAACACGCTGAAACTGGTATAGAATATGTAGATAAGATAGAAGAATATTTTGTTTACACGCCCGACATGGCAACTGGACAACTGATGCCTGGTTGGAATCAAGGTCAAGAAATTAGAGTAACAACAGATGCAATTTCCTACGTTCACTCAGGAATGATTGATGCAGAAAAAAGAGTTGTTATTGGTTATCTTTATAAAGCAATTAAACCTTATAACCAATTAAGGATGATTGAAGATTCTCTTGTTATCTATCGCTTAGCAAGAGCACCAGAACGAAGAATATTTTATATAGATGTTGGTAATTTACCAAAACTAAAAGCAGAACAATATTTACGTTCTGTTATGGATAAGTATAAACAGAAAGTTGTATACAATCAATCTACTGGTGAAGTAGAAGATCAGAAAAAACAATTATCAATGTTGGAAGATTTTTGGTTGCCACGAAGGGAAGGCGGTAGAGGTACAGAGATTAATACCTTACCTAGTGGACAGAATCTTGGTGAGATCGAAGATATAGAATATTTTAGAAAGAAACTTTATCAGTCTTTGAATGTTCCTATCTCTAGAATAGAGGGAACGGAACAAACTGCTTTCAATCTTGGAAGAACATCTGAGATTAATAGAGATGAAATTAAGTTTTCTAAATATATCACAAGAATTAGAAATCGTTTTATTTCTTTATTTACAGATTTACTTAAAATTCAGTTAATCCTTAAAGGGATTATTAAAGAGGAAGATTGGGAAGAAATAAAAGATGGCATAGATTATGTTTGGACTAGAGATTCACATTACGTTGAATTGAAAGAAAACGAAATCTATAGAGAGAGATTTGAAATCATGCAATCAATGGAAGAATACATTGGTAAGTATGTTTCTAATGAGTGGGTTCGTAAAAATATCCTCAGACAAACGGATGAGGATATAAAAGAGATCAATAAACAAATTGATCGTGAAAAAGCGGATGATGAAGAATTTCCTGGCGATGATGGAGATGGTGGCGATGACTTCTAGTTTTATAAAAAACTATAAGAATAAAGTTTCAGAAAAGACTGAAAGTAAATTAATGGAAGCAGTCTATTACGCATTTGATTTAACAGATCAATATGGTATTGTTAGAATCAATAAAGCGATTTCAGAGGCTTCATTAAAATATAACATCAATGAAGATGTATTAAGAGAAAAGATTAATGATGATTCTTTTGTTTTAACAGAAAGGAAAAAACATGAGTGATAAAGATGTTTCAAACGGTCAAATTAAAATGATTAAAGATATATTGGATAAAAAATTTACTAAAGCAAATACTAGTATTGGTGATATGTTGAAGAACAAAGCATTTAATGCTATTCAAGATTTTAAAAGTGGTTTTAAATATGTTAGTATAGGAAAAACCGATACAGAACCATCAAAAGAGGCATAAAATGGAAGAAGCTCTAACTACAGCGCAACGACTGAAGCGTGGTAGAATAATGAAACAAAAAGCAAAGATTATTCAAAGGAAACGTGAGATTTCTTTGCGTAAAAGAGCTACGCCCGAAAAATTACAAAAACGAGCGATGAAAAAAGCTCGTGAGATATTAAGAAGTAAAATTGCCGCTGGTAAAAGTAAAGATGATACAGGATTTGCACAAAGACAACAAATAGAAAAAATGCTTGATAAGAAAAAAGCGAAGATTAAAGCAATCGCTAAAAAATTATTACCAGCTGTTAAGAAGGGTGAAAACGAAAGATTAAAACAAATGAGAGGAAAAAAATGAAACTTATAACTGAACATACTAACGAGGTTGAATATATTGTTGAAGGTAAAAACAAACAACAGTATATTAAAGGTATCTTTTTACAATCTGATATCAAAAACCAGAATGGTAGAGTTTATCCTTTCAATGTTCTCAAAAAACAAGTAAGATCATTTAATGAGAACTTTGTAAAGAAAGACAGAGCTTTGGGAGAACTTGGACATCCAATGGGCCCAACTGTTAATCTTGATAGGGTTTCTCATATGATAACAGAATTATACGAAGATGGTAAAAACTTTGTAGGTAAAGCAAAAGTAATAGATACGCCTAATGGAAAGATTGTAAAAAATCTTCTTGAATCGGGCGTTCGTTTGGGTGTTTCATCCAGAGGACTAGGTTCTGTAAAAACAAATAAAGCTGGAGTAAACGAAGTTCAAAATGATTTCGTTTTATCTACAGTTGATATTGTTGCTGATCCAAGTGCTCCAGATGCATTTGTTAATGGTATTATGGAAGGAAAAGAATTTAGTTTGACGGGCGAACTTGAGTATGATATTCGTAAAGAGATTAAGAGTACAATATCCAAAAGACTAGATGAAAAGAAGATTAAATTATTTCAAAAATTTATAAACAACTTATAGTTTAAAGGAGTATTTCAATGGCTGAAGAAAATGGACAAATTGAAGAAGCTGAGAATATGGAAAATCGTGAGATTGAAGAAAAAATTAAAAAGGTAAAAGAAGAAGGCGTTCCAGGCGAAGTTAAAATTGATCCAGAAAAGGGTCGTGATGAAGGTGAAGAAGATGAAACTGCTGGTTTGAAAAAATCGCCAGAAAACAAAACTTCTAAGTCTAATGCATCTGCTAAAGCTGAATCCAAGAAAACTCGTAAAGAGATGGATCACGAAGATGATGAAGAAGATGAAGAAGATTGGGAAGAAAATAAAAAGTCTAAAAAAGAATCTAAGAAATCTAAGAAAGAGGAATTCCCCCCTGCTGATGACGAAGATGAAGAAGAAGATGAGGAAGAAGCAGAAGAATCTAAGAAAGAAGAAATCGAAATTAATGTAGACGAAGATGTAGCTGCATTGGTTGATGGTGAAGAACTTTCTGAAGAATTCAAATCTAAAGCTGCTACAATCTTTGAAGCTGCTGTCAAATCTAAAATTGCAAAAATACGCAAACAGATTCGTGAAGAATCTAAGAAAGAACAAGATGAGCGTATTGAAACAATGCAAACAGAGATGTCTAGTAATGTTGATGAATATCTCAATTATGCAGTTAAAGAGTGGATGACAGAAAACAAACTTGCTGTTGAGTCTGGTGTTCGTAACGAAGTTACCGAGTCATTCATCAATGGTTTGAAAAAATTGTTTGAGGAACATTATATTGATGTTCCCGAAGAAAAAGAAGATGTATTTGAAAGTCTAGTTGTTGAAGTTGCAGAACTTGAACAGAAATTAGACGAACAAACAGAGAAGCATATGGACACCGTGAAAGAATTAAATACCTATAAAGCTGCTTCTGTTTTCAAGACCGTATCTGAAGGTATGGTTGACACAGACGTTGAAAAGTTTAAAGAGTTGACAGAAGATGTCTCTTATGATACTGATGAACAGTATGCAGAGAAATTGAATGTCATCAAGAACAGCTATTTCAAGTCTGATAAAAAGGAAACTGCTGTAACAGATAACAAGACAACTGCCGGCACTAACAACCCTGTTGTTGATGGAACAAGTGATGCTCGTATGGATAGTGTTATGAGTGCTATTGCAAGTTTATCTAAAAAACAGTAACCTAAGATTTATGGAATGAGTGTTTTAAAGTAAATTAATTAAATAAATTTTTAAGGAGTAGAATTATGTATTTATCCGAACAGATCAAAGAGAAGTGGCAACCAGTAATGGAACACGCCGATCTTCCTGAGATCAAAGACTCATATCGCAGAGATGTTACTTTGCGTTTGTTGGAAAACCAAGAGAAGTTTCTTCAAGAAGCAGCTCCTACAAATCACACAGGTAGTGATGTAGAAAACTGGGATCCAATTTTAATTAGTCTAGTTAGACGTTCTATGCCTCAAATGATCGCTTATGATGTTTGTGGTGTTCAACCTATGACTGGGCCAACGGGTTTGATTTTTGCTATGAAAGCAAAATATGGAACTCAAGGTGGTGGAGAAGCATTTGGTGCTGCTGGTACAGGTGCAGACGAAGCTGATACCGATCATTCTGGTACAGGTACGCACGTTACCACAGACAACACCAATAATCCTTTTGGTGGTACATGGACATACGGTACTGGTATGGCTACCGCAGACGCTGAAGATTTAGGCGCTGGTGGACAGTTCGCAGAGATGGCTTTCACTATCGACAAAACTTCCGTAACTGCTAAATCACGTGCTTTGAAAGCAGAATACTCTACTGAGTTAGCACAAGACTTGAAAGCAATTCATGGTCTTGACGCTGAAACAGAATTGGCTGGTATTCTTTCTACGGAAATCTTGCAAGAGATTAACCGTGAAGT